TTGTTGTAGATGGTCAACCAAAAGGTCGTGTTATTGCTAGAGAATATCCACATATTGACCTAATAGACCTCCCATACCCAACAGGAACCGACCGGTTCAACGGACACCGAATCTATGGTGCATCAGTCTACCTTGCAAAAGGTGACCTGGTTTGTTTCTTGGATGAGGATAATTACTATGATACCACTCATATCGAATCTCTTGTGGATGTAATTCAAAGGGGTAATGATTGGGCTTTCTCATTACGCAAAATTGTAGACAAAGAAAGTAACTATGTTTGCCTTGATGACTGTGAATCATTGGGTAAATGGGAATCTTGCATTGGTGACTACTTTGTTGACGTTGGATGTTTCTTTCTACCAAAGATGATTGCAATTCAAACAAGTCCAATTTGGTATCGCAAGGCAAGAGAACCTGGAGTACCAGAGGTTGATAGGATGTTGACTCATGTATTGAGAAACAACAATCTGAAATACGATACTAATGGTGATTACACCTTGAACTATCGTACAGGTAACACACAGTTATCAGTACAATCCGAATTCTTCTTACAAGGAAATAAGAAGATGCTTGAAAAATATAATGGAGATTTACCATGGACAAAAAAGACCTGATTATAGGTGCATTTAAAAACTATAACTACGAACAAGTCAAACCTTGGATCGAATCAATTAACGAATGTGGTTTTACCGGGGACAAAGTTCTAATTGCGATTGATTCATCAGAAGAAACAATCAACAAGATTAGACAAGCCGGATTCACTGCAATATCCGCACAATCCATGACAGGCGCAATGTTTCACATGGAACGATTTATTCATATCTATGATTATCTGAAAAAACATAGTGGTCAATATCGTTATGTTGTAAGTACAGATGTACGTGATGTAATCTTCCAAAACGATCCAATGGAATATTTGTCTCATATACTGACAGCAAATTCTGGTTATGATTTGATTGGTGTGTCTGAATGTATACTAGTTAAAAATGAACATTGGAATCGTGACAACATTTTAAAATGTTTTGGTACATATTTCTATGAAGAAGTTAAAGACTATGAAGTTTTAAATGTTGGTACGTTAGCTGGCAAGGCACATGTTGTTTCTGATTTGTGTGGTATGTTATACCAACTATCTTTGAATAGAGCCGATTGGGTTGCCGACCAAGCTGCATATAATGTTTTAATGGGTTGGTATCCATATGTTGATATAACATACATCAGTGGTTTAAATGATGGATTCTGTTGTAACTTACATGTAACAAATAAACCAATTGAGAAAGACCAATTTGCACCATTCATTACAGAAAAACATCCAATCTTTGAAGATGGTGTAATGAAAACTGGTGATGGTCAACCATACTACATTGTACACCAATATGACCGAGATCCAGAATTGAAGAAATTTTATCATGATAAGTATAAGGTTGAAGAATTAATTACTTTTAGGACAACATAATGATTACTATTGTTACTGCTTTTTATGACATTGGCCGTGGAGAATGGACACCAGACAAAGGCCTACCACATTATCTACAAAGAACTACTGATACATACATTGAACGTTTTTCACACATGGCTCAAATGGAAAATGAGATGGTTGTATTCTCTACACCAGACATTATTGAGAAACTGAAACCTTTGCGTGGCGACAGACCAACAAAATTTGTTTCGTTTGATATTTTTAGTAAGTATGCAGACTTGATTAAAGATGTTAATAACATTCAGAAAACTGATGCATTTCAAAATTTAATTATTCCAGAACAGCGAGCAAATCCAGAATATTGGAATGCACATTATGTGGTTGTTAACTTTCTCAAATCTATATTTGTCAATTTAGCAATCAAAAACAATATGGTTAGTAATGAATTAGTTTCTTGGTTGGATTTTGGTTATTGCCGCACGGCAGAGAAAGTTCCTGCAAGCAAGAAATGGTCTTATGATTTTGATGTTAATAAGATGCATCTATTCAATTATAAAGAATATGATGACAAACCTATACATGAAATCATTGCAACAAACGATGTTTACATTCTTGGTGCAAAGATTGTTGGTGGTGTAACAGCATGGCCTAAATTCGAATCTGCGATGAAAGAATGTTTGATTGAATTGGGTACGAATGGTTTGATTGATGATGACCAAACACTTATGTTAATGTCATCAATCAAATATCCGGAATTATTTGAACTACATAAGATTCCAGACCACCAACTCGGACTTGATCCGTTTGTTATTTTTAGTGACTTTAATAAAGAGGTATGATATGAGTGATATAATTAAATTTAATACTGCAACACAAGCATTTGGTGTTGAGCGTGGAGTAACCAAGTGTTCGGGTTATGGACTTGGTGAATTGACCAAAGGCATGAAAAAAGGTTTAGAGATTGGTTGTTCTGAGGCACACACCTCAAAGTTTCTATTGGACACCAATCCAGAATTGACCTTATATTCAATTGATCCTTATGTTGCATACACGGACTGGAACGGTAATGTATTGAATGACCGAGAAGAATTCTTTCAACGGGTGACTAAAGAGATGGCGGTATATGGCCAACGATTTGTTTTGTTTAGAGATTTTTCGGACAATGTTGTTGACCGATTCAACGATGGAGAATTTGATTTCATCTTCATTGATGGATTACACACCTACGAACAATTAACAAAAGATTGTCATAACTACTATCCTAAAGTCAAAAAAGGTGGTATATTCTCTGGCCATGACTATCAAACTATTCCTGGTGTCAATAAAGCCGTTGGCGAATTTGCACCAACTAAAACCGACAAAGTTCTTACAACTGAATGTGATGTTTGGTACTGGTACAAATGAAATCAATTTTTATCATAACATCTTGTTTGATACCTGCAATTGGTGTCTTTAGTCCAGAAGAACGTCTGAAACAAACACTAGAGACTGTTGATTCTATTAGAAATAAATCTCCAGATTCATTCATCGTACTTTCCGATGTATCAATACAATCATTGACAGACCAGTATTCAGAACTTGTTTCTAAGGTTGACTTATTCTTAAATTTGAATCAAGTTGATTTTTTACTACACTTTACCAAAAACGGAATGAAAAGCCAAGGTGAATGTGCGATGATGCATGTTGTATTAGACTATCTAAAACAGAATTCGGAATTATTAGAAGGTGTTGACCGTATATTTAAAATAACTGGTCGTCTACAACTTGATGATGGTTTTGATATTAATCACTATGATGGATTGAATGGTAAATACGTATTCAAGGAACGCATACCAACGTGGATGAGTGAACCTATTCACGGAGCAACTCATGTTTTTGATACTCGCCTTTGGTCTATGTGTACGTCTTTGATTGATACTCATAAACAAGCCTTAGAAAAAGTGTTCCCTCTATTAGGTCCAATAGACTTGGAACACGCATATTTTGCCGTTTTAGATAAAGAAAAAGTAGTAGAATTTGATAGAGTGTATTGCAGGGGCCAAGTGGCCTCAACGGGTGAGTGGAAATTTGATTGATATAGAGTACTATATATCTAAGCCAAGATTTGACAGATTTGTGAATCTGTGGTATAATCCATTATAAATAACCCTACAGACAACCAAAGTGTGTTGTAATTCAATAGGTAGACAATGTTATCATTCAAAACTTTTTTAACAGAGCAAGAGGATCCTGAAGAAGGCGCCAGCCGTCAGATTAAACATTTGACGCATGTGGAAGACCGTCCTCTACAAAATGGTGAAAAAGGTGCGGCACATGCCATCAAATCATTGTCAGCTGCAGCAGAACACATTAAGGCTGGTAATAAATCATCCGAACTAACCACAAAATATGATGGTTCACCAGCACTTGTTTATGGTCATCATCCAAAGACTGGTAAATTCTTTGTTGCATCAAAGTCCGCTTTCAATAAGACACCAAAGATTAACTACACACCAAAAGATGTAGATATGAATCATGGTCACGCACCTGGTCTGGCCGCAAAGTTAAAAGATGCACTAACGCATTTACCCAAGATTGCACCTAAAAAAGGTGTATATCAAGGTGATATGATGTTTGGTACAGACAAGGAAGATAAGAAAACTGAAAAGGGTGGTGGTACATCGTTTCATCCTAATCCTTCTGGCCTAACATATACTGCACACGGAACACACGAAGGTGGAGTTAAGAAGGCAAAAATTGGTGTTGTAACACACTTATCGTACCAAGGCAAAGATGCTGCAAGTCTAAATGCATCACATGAAGTTGACCACGAAAACTTCAATAAACACTCTGATGTATTCTCTGTTGATCCAAGAATGGACACATCAAAGGTGCATTTCAGTCCAGAAGAACAAAAGAAATTCACTAAACATATTACTGCAGCTCAAGCAGTACATGATACACATGGCGGTGACATGTATGCTGGTACTAGTGAACACCATGGTGTTGGTGGTTCATTAGAAACTTATATTAATCACACTGTACGTACAGGTGAAGAATCTAACCATAAAAACTTTAAGTCTTGGCTGGAAACAAACAAAAATAAAGCAATTGACAAACTTAAAGTCGAAAAGAACAAGAAGGTCAAACAATCAGCTTTAAAAGATGAATTGGGTAAAGTTGAACGTAATAAAAAACATTACAACAATCTTTTCAAAATGCATGGTGAGTTACAGAAGGCTAAAGATACACTTATTGGTGTTATGAATCAACACCAAGAATTTCAACACACACACGGCGGAGAATCTGCGAATCCTGAAGGATATGTTTTTCATCACGGTAAAGAATCTGATAAGTTAGTTAACCGTGCGGAATTCTCTCGTAGAAATTTTGCTGGAATAAGAAACATATGAAAAAGTTTTTAGAAAAGTTACAAGAAGATGCACAGACCCACACACCTGTGGTGATGGCGTTTGGTCGAATGAATCCTCCAACTATTGGCCACGCTAAAGTGGTTGATAGAGTGAAACAACTTGCAAAAGACTACAAAGCACCACACCACATTATTGTGTCACATTCTATGGACACAAAGAAGAATCCATTAGACATTGCAAGTAAAATCAAACACGCAAAGAGATTCTTCCCTGACACAAACATTACCGGTTCAAGTAAAGAGAAACCAACATTTTTACAACATGCAGCTGCACTACATCAAGCAGGCCATGACCACTTGATAATGGTTGCAGGTTCAGACCGTATTCCAGAATATGAACAAAAATTAAATCAGTATAACGGAGAAGGTCCAGGTAAACTATTCAACTTTAAAAAGATAGAAGTTAAATCTGCTGGTCAACGTGACCCCGATGCAGAAGGTGCAGAAGGTATGTCTGCTTCCAAGATGCGTGACCATGCAAAGAGTGGTGATTTCAATTCGTTCAGACAAGGTGTTCCTGCACATGTTCCAGACAATCATGCTAGAGCATTGTTTCGTGATGTTCGTAAAGGTATGGGATTGAATGAAGAATTCAATCGTGGACTATTTAAAGCAATCTTTGTGACTGGTGGACCAGGTTCAGGTAAAGACATTATTATACGTGAAGCAATTGCTGAAAATAAAGCAGTAGAATTGAATTCAGTGCAAGCATTTGACTTATTGATGGACAAACAAAAACTGTCCGAAAAAACAACCGACTATCGTAGAGAAGCTATTCGTAACCGTGGTCCACTAATTATTAATGGACCTGCTGATGACCACACTAGAATAATTACTATTAGAGAAGAACTAGAAGAATTTGGTTATGAAACTGTTATGGTATTTGTTGATACAACCAATGAAGCCAGTAAAGAACGTAATGAGAAGTTGACCAAGTCAATTTCAGAATCAATTAGATATGATAAGTGGCAATTAGCACAAACTTCAAAAGAAGCATATCGTCAGAATTTTTCCAATTTTATAGATTTCAATAATAGTTCAACCTTCGAAGAAATTCAAGAAGACATTACTGACACTTACGGAAAAATAAATAGGTTCATCGAGGACAAAAATTACAATGAAATTGCGTTCTCTTGGTTGGAAAGTCGTGGTAAAATTAGTATCACATCATTATTTAAGGAAAATGAAAATGTTAAGAAAAATTCTAGATTTTTTGAAAGTTACAAAACCAAGCGCACCAGTGGAAGTCCAACTCTCAACACCGGTACCGGTCCAAGAGCCGAAGGTCCAGGAAGTGAACTCCCAGATAATCGTGCAGGAGACATTAACGCCGACAACATCAAGTGGGATGGAAACAAAAAGCGAGGAAGTTACACCTTCAAAACCTACAGTGAAGAAGGCCCCAGCCTCAAAGTCAGTCCAATCCCCAAAGAAGACAACTTCTCCAAGGACAAAGAAAAAGTAAAACGTAATCGTTTCAGAGATTCACCAACTGTTAATCAACGTATGAGAAACATAACAACAGTTGGTCCAGAATTTGATACACGCCAACAGGGAACAGTATACCCTATGTCTGGTCTAGGCGATGTAACATATAGAGAACATGTAGATTTCAAAAACTTTAGAGAGTCGCATAATGATCCTGCCGATTCTGAAATGGGTGTTTACGGTGTATTGGGCGGTGCAACAAATAAAGAACCAATGGAAAATCCAAGAGATAAATTTGGTTCAAGTTCAATAAAGAAAAAAAAGAAATGAAAAAATTCACAGAGTTTGTAAGAGAGTCCACACCAGAAACATCACATCATGATGCTCAAGAAATCAAACGTCAAAAGACACACTTGATGGACAAAGCAAAAGAGTATGGTGACCAAGCACAAAAAGAAAAACAGTTCGGCCACGGCGGAGCAGCAGAAGCTAAAGGTGAGACTATGGTTGCAGCTGCAAAAAACATTAAAGGAGATTAATATGATAAACTTAAGAAAAAACGATGCACTTGCTGATGCGGTAAAAGAAATTTTACAACAAGAGGCACTAAAAGGCAATCAACATTTAATTGATAAAAACAAGAACAATAAAGTTGATGCACATGATTTCAAAATTCTTCGTGGCGAAAAGAAAACCGTCAAAGAAGAAGAAACCGTTGAAGAAGGTCTTAAAGATATTGCCAAGAAAGCTTTCAAAGCTTTGACTGGTGGTTCAGATGAAGACCAGTTAAAAGCACTTCAAAAAAGAACGGGTGTACCACAAACTGGTAAAAAACCAGTAAAAGAAGAAGTTCAAGGTAAAACTTTGAAGCAATTCAAAGAAAATGCATTTGACTGGAAAAAGAAACCAGAACCACAACCAAACGGCGGTTCAGGTGTCAAACAAGGTTCTCGTTACGGTGGTTCTAAACAAAAAGATAAACCAGAACAGGAAACAGACGAAAAAAAGTAAATGAGGCAAAGGGACCAACCAGTCAAGAAGACGGACCTTTTGTCTCTAGTATTAATGATACACACGATTTAAAACCACTGAACCATGCAAGGTACTTGGCCAAAAAATCTTTAAATAGAGTTCAAAAAGAAATGATGAACAAATAAGGCACAATAATGAGCAAAGCACAAACATTAAAATCTATAGTTAAAAGGGGGGGTGCAGAAAAGCCTTCTTTTGGAACTAATCCTTGGGATCCATGGTCCGCAAAAGCTAATATTGCGGAAGATGCTGCTTTGGATCAATATTTGACTTCTAGAGGTATCAATCCAAAACATGTTTCTAAAGACCAAAAGGTTGCACATTCCAAGATGGGACAATTCATCAAATGGAAAAGAGACCACATGTCAGAAGCTGTAGATAGAAAAGATACAATTATCTTTGATATACCTTTGTTGATTCGTGTATTAGAGTTTGCTCGTGAAGAATTAAAATCGGATGTACTTCTACATAAAATGGTAGAAAGACTGATTTCAATTCGTGGCAAGGGAACTTTGACCATGAATCAGTATGGTAAAATTATTAAAGAAGAAGCTGAATCTTTAGGTGAATCTTTTCCTGAATATGGTGAAAGAGCCAATAAACTTTTAAAAAGAAGTCATGAACTGTATGATAAATCTCGTTCAGAACCAGACGTTTCAAAGAAAAAAGAAATGGCTTCTAAGTCAACAAGAGCTCATGGTATTTTCATGAAAGCCAAAGAAAAACACTTGAGTCGTCATCCTGAAGATGCAGAATCTTTACGAAACAAAACAATGTCTGGCGCAAGCAAAGATTATACAAGTGGCAAAAGATGGACTGGTGATTCTGTTGAACACTCAGATGATACGAATGTCATTTCTGAAATCAGTTCAGAAACATTGCAAAGTTATAAAGATAAAGCGATGAAGTCTTCTGATGATTTGGCTTCAAAAGGCCAATATAAAAAATCGAACGACCGTCTGTTGAATCACATGAAGGCCACAGGCAAACAAATTGACAAGACAACTGCTTCGATTAAAAAATCTTTAAATAAAGAAAATACACAAGACCCGATGGCCGCATCATCAATGCCTAATGACGGTGCAAATAGTCCCGATGATGTTGAACAACCAAAGAATAAAAAGTTGATTCAAATGTCTAAGTCTGCTCGAATCATTAAATCCATCTATAAAAGGAAGGGAATGAAAGAGGAAATTTATGACCATGAAAAGGAAGACAAGTCTGTTGCAACTTATGGTAAAAAACCAAAAATGCAAAGTGTAAGTACTGATTTAGAAGAACCACAGGCCGCAGCGGTATTAACAGGCGGTACCACCTTGACTGGTGAAAAGAGAGATACCATCGAAATCGACCCTATGTTGAAGATGCGTAAACCAGTTTCTGGAAAAAGATAAATAGTAAATATAACCCACGGTTAAAAGGAGAATAACATGTCATCTTGGGGAAATAACGATAACGCAGCTAATGCACCATATTGGGCTGTTGAGACAGTACAAACAACAAATGCGCCAGTTGCATCCGCACCAACAGCAGCAAACGTTGCACTGTTATATGGTAATACACAATTCCAGGCATATACACAAGGTATGACTGTTGGATTGTTCATGGTAGATGCTACAGAGACCACTGCTGGTGGTGATAATGTAGTGGATATCTCATTGTCAAATCAAGGTGCTGGATATGTTGAAGCACCTGGTGTTTCTATTGTAGCTAGTGCTGGTGCATATAGTGCAACTGCAACCGCTACTATTGCTGCTGGCCTGGTGAGTAATATTACAGTTGCAAACACAGGTGTTGGTTACACATCAACTCCAGCAGTTACAATTCAAGTTCCAGTATTAACTGTTCCAACAGCTTCAGTAATTGCTGCTAATAACGTAGTAATGTATACTGCTCACGGTCAAGCAAATAGTGCTGCTCTTGTTTTCAATTGGGGTGGTACTGCTAACATTGCTGGTTTAACAAATGCAAACACATATTATGTTGTACCCGTTGATGCAAACCGTTTCTCATTGGCAACAACTGCTGCAAATGCTGCAAACAACGTTGTTATTGATATCACATCTACCGGTGAAACAGGACAATTCTTTACGATTGTTGATGGTGTACGTGCAACAGCAATTGCAAGTCGTGGTTTAAGTCAAAGTGTTAGTGGTGCAGAACACGCAACACACATTGGTTGGAACATAAAAACAGTTGGTTCCGGTGGCCGTGCAGGTCGTGTTCAATACGAAACGTTAGTTGCCATTTCCGAAGTTATAGGTGATGGTTCAGACGATATTTCTTTACCTGACGCTTAATAAAAGGGGCTTCGGCCCCTCTATAATATGTTCGATGAATTGAATGAAGATAATTTTATGATGTATGCTGCAAAATGCTATACATCACCACATTGCATTATGTCGGAATTTGAGGGAGATATTAAAAGAACAAAATACCTGAAAAGGTTATTTCGTAGATATAAGGTCACAAAATCCCTCAAAGAACGATTAATTATAAACCATATCATTTTATTGAATAATGTTTTTGGTCCGGAAGCAACGGCAAGAATATTGTTCTATAAGACTGATGAACGTGATTATGATATTCTAAAGACTTTTTTAGATTATCTAGATATCATGCCTGATTTTGTTTATGGTATTAATGGAAAAACTATATCATCATCCGATTTACCACTAGATATGAATGTCGCAGAGATATTAAGAAACATATGAAAAAATTTCAAGAATTTATTAACGAAGTAAAAGAACCAACTCCAGAAGAAGTTGTTAAGGAAGGTCATGGTCCTTGGGGCAAAATGACACAAGATAAATTGGATAAGATTGCAAAAGCCAAAAAACGTGAAGAAAAAGAAAAAGGTGTTCTGAGAAAACCTGGATCAACGTTACGAAAAGATACAACTAATTATGTTGCTAAAGTAAATAAACTTTCTGAGGAAGAACTAGAAGAAAACCATATTGCTATCGCCATGGGTAAAGAAATGGATGATGAAGGTAGTATGATTATGAATCAACTGGATCACATGGAACGTTCCATCAACATGATGCGTGGTGTCGTTAAGGATCCAAATATGCAGATACCTGCTTGGGTTCAATCTAAAGTAACATTAGCTGCAGACTATATTGAAACAGCTGCTGGTTATATGTCCAGTAAAAATGAAGAAGTTGACTTAGAAGAAACTGCTGCATGGCAACGCAAAGAAGGCAAAAGAGAATCTGGTGGTTTGAATCAAAAAGGTGTTGATTCTTATCGTAGAGAGAATCCAGGTTCCAAACTAAAAACAGCTGTGACAACAGAACCATCAAAATTAAAAGCAGGTTCAGCTGCAGCGAATCGCCGCAAATCATTCTGTGCTAGAATGTCTGGTATGAAGAAAAGATTAACTTCAGCGGCAACTGCTAAAGATCCAGATTCTCGCATCAACAAATCCTTACGTAAATGGAATTGCTAATGAAAACATTTCAAGAATATATTACAGAAAAAGGTAGATGTTGGACAGGTTATAAACCTGTTCCTGGTAAAAAAGCATACTCAGATGACAGTTGTAAAAAAGTATCAGAAGAAGGTATGTCAGCTGCACCAGCAAATTCTGTTGGTGGTGGAAACATTGCTGGGTCGGGCGGCGCAGGTGGAGAACCAGGTGTTTCTAAGAAAAGAAATCCAGTAATGTCATTCGTCAAACGCAAACAACCAAATATGTAACATGTGGATATTGCAATGGTTACCTAATTGGATATTCTACGCCGTCTTAATAGCCGGCGTTTTTGGTGTGGCCGCATCATATTTTATTAGATTCTTATCATTCATACCATTCCTTTACGTTTATAAAACACCAATACAATTAGGTTCTATTGCTGCGATTGTGATTGGTACATTCATGGCTGGCGCAATCCACGATAATGAACAGTGGGAAGCAAGAGTGCGAGAGATGGAAGAAAAAGTTGCTGCAGCTGAAGCACAATCAAAGGAAGAAAATATTAAGATTGTTGAGAAAGTGGTAAACAAGGTGCAAATTGTTAAGACCCGTGGTCAAGACATTGTTAAATATGTGGATAGAGAAATTGTAAAGTATGACACAAAATTTGCTCCAGGTGGTGTATGTGAGATACCAAAAGAATTCGTAGAAGCTCACAATAGAGCAGCAGAGGCACCAAAATGAATGAGAGAACAACAGAATATTTAATATGGGCTATCTTTATTGTTGTAATCGTGTTTATGATGGGCTGTTCGACAACTGTTCCAGTTACCGCTAAATTTCCAGAGGTACCTGAGAAATTGAAACAGAAATGTCCTCAATTAGAAAAATTAGTAGATGATCCAAAGTTAACAGACATAAGCAAAACAGTTACAATAAACTATACAACATACTATGAGTGTGCGGTGAAAAATGATGCATGGATTGAATGGTATGAAATACAGAAACGAATATTTGAAGGTGTGAAATGACAGAAGAACAAGAACAAACTAAAGAACGCACTGGTTGGATTATTACATTTTTGGCTGCATTTTTGGCTATCACATCATTACTTGATGGTGGCAATTCATCACAGATTTTAGATAACACGATTGAAGCAAACAATGTTTGGTCTTTCTATCAAGCAAAAAGCATTAAACAGTCATTAGCTGAAATAACATACGATAATGCTGTTCGTAATGGCGACAAAAGAAAAGCCGAAATTATGAAGGTTAAAATAGAACGTTACGAATCAGAACCTTCATCAGGTGAAGGTAAAAAAGAATTGATGGCCAAGGCTCGTGCAATTGAAGCTGAGAGAGCAGTAGCGAAACTAAGAAGTCCTTGGTACACATACTCTAATGCTTTCTATCAAATTGCAATTGTTATATTAGCTGCATCTATGTTGACGTTGAATAAAAAAATGTATTGTATTGGTATCGGTCTTGGTGCTTTTGCAATATTATTAATGTCACAAGGTGCTTTTTTATGGTTACCGATAATATTATAAGGATTGAAAATGGAATTAACAAAAGAACAATTAAAACAATTACTTCCAAAAAACCCATATATTGATAACTGGCATCACGCCTTATCAATTCTATTACCAGATTATGAAATCAATACACCTCAGAGAATGGCTGCTTTCATAGCACAATGCTCACATGAGTCTGGTGGTTTCATGGTTCTTAAAGAAAATCTAAATTATAAAGCAGCATCACTACGTAAACTGTTTGGTAAGTATTTTCCAAATGATGAGATTGCACAGCATTATGCTGCCAAGCCAAACAAACAAGAAGCAATCGCAAACAAAATCTACGCTAGCCGTATGGGTAACGGAGATGAGGCGTCTGGTGATGGATACAAGTTCTGTGGCCGTGGTTTAATTCAATTGACCGGCCGTGACAACTATACTTTCTTTGCAGGCAGTCTCGATATCACAGTAGAAGAAGCATCAGAATATCTACAGACATTTGAAGGCGCAGCACAATCTGCTTGCTGGTTCTGGGAAACAAATAAGTTAAATCAGTGGGCTGACAAAGGTGATATCGTCACATTGACAAAACGTATCAATGGTGGAACGATTGGCCTTGAAGACCGCATCAAACATTATGAACATGCACTTCACGTTTTTGGAGTATAGTATGAAAAAAATATTATTCATACTTGCATTGTTACCTTGTTTGGCATTTGCACAAAAAGCACCACAAGGTGTTACGTATGACGCACAAATATTAAGAGTAACGGATGGCGATACAGTTGTTATCGCCGCACCCTTTCTGCCTGCACCCCTTAAGCCCGAACTTGCGGTACGAGTCTATGGAGTCGATACTCCGGAAAAAGGATTTAGAGGTCAATGCGATAGTGAAAAACAACGTGGTGAAGCCGCTTCCGTTTTCACTAAAGGTCTCATTAACGCCAGCCAACAACGACAAGTCATTCTTTACAGTTGGGATAAATTCGGTGGTCGTGTATTGGGTGATATCATTCTAAACGGTCAAAGTCTCCGGACGCAATTGATTGCCAACGGATTTGCTCGTGAATATTACGGTGAAGCTAAAACTTCTTGGTGTAATTAAGGAAAAAACATGAACGACAAAAAACTATTATATGTAGCAATCGCAATGATTATTTTACCTTTATCATTGGCATTTTTTGGCGGTGATAGATTCCGTTATCCATGTCAAGACCCTGATAATTGGGACAAAGAATTTTGTAAAATGCCAAGATGTGATGTGACAAGAACTTGTCCAGAACATATTTTTAAAGGACAGAGGGATCCAAGATTGGGTCCACCAACAACAAGAGTTGAACCTATGGGCCAAACTCCTGCACCAGCACAATGTACAACACCAACACAAGGAGCGAATTGTGGAAAATAATAATAATTTCATGTATACAGAAGAGCAGTTAATGGCTCGTCTAAAATTCTTTATCGGTATTTGTTTGGCATTAACATTGACAGGTATTGTATTTGTCGTGTTATACTCCATTATCTTTGTAACTCAACCATTAAATGCAATTAGTCCTATTGACCAAAAATTCTTTGAGTTGATTATTCCTATTGCAACATTCTTAACTGGTACTCTATCGGGCATTATGTTAGCCGGTAATGATAAAGACCTTAGAGCAAAGGCACTAGATGCAGCAAATAAACCACCAACCGTTTCAGGACCACCACCAAATGCACCGTCAACTAATGCACCAAGCAACAATGCAACATTTGGCACACCAACGCCAAGTGCAGCAACATTTGCACCAGCAGCACAAGTTGTCACAGGATTTGGAGGCAAACCAGCGCCTGCACCAGCCCCACAACCAGAAATCTAAATAGATGGACTCATTAAAAAGTATGCTATCAGATGGTGTCAATGGCACCATCTCTAGCAAAAGAGTTGTCACACTGTTAGCATTTGTAATGTGTGCATCAGGTTTTATTACTATGCTATATGGTCATCCTATAGATTCTAAAATTTACGATTCAATGATGTACATTGTAATTGCAGGTTTAGGTTTCACAGCATCAGAAAAGTTTACTAAAAAGGACGAAAAATGAAAAATTATATATTTGTAGCAGGATTGTGTTTCGCACTTAGTGTCGGCGCAGCAGAAACAAAAAAAGTTTGTGTTGATGTAAAAGATAAACAAGGTCAAGTTGTTAAAGACAAAGCTGGCAAACCAAAACAAAATTGTAAAGAAATGAAAGTTCACAAGAAACTTGAAGGCACAGAAGTTCCTGTGAAAAAATAATGGCGTATTCCGATAAGGTAATTGACCATTATGAGAACCCACGAAATGTGGGTAAGTTTGATATAGATGAAAATGTTGGAACAGGCATGGTCGGTGCGCCTGCTTGTGGCGATGTTATGAAATTACAGATTAGGGTTGAAGATGATATTATTAGAGATGCTTGTTTCAAGACATATGGATGCGGTTCAGCAATCGCAAGTTCATCCTTGGTTACAGAGTGGATCAAAGGTAAAACTTTGGATGAAGCTTCTACTATTAAGAATTCTGATATCGCAGAAGAATTAGCATTGCCACCTGTTAAAATACATTGTAGCATACTTGCAGAAGATGCTGTGAAAGCGGCCATTAACAACTACAGAGGAAAACATGTTAACAGTAACTGAAAATGCTATTGAACAAATAAAAGAAATTTTATTGGAAGAAGAAAGTTCGAAATACGTCAGAGCCTTTATCGAAGGCGGTGGATGCTCTGGTTTTAATTATGGTTTCATGATAGAGGATGCTAAGAATGAGGATGATTTTGAAGTGACTGAAAAATTACTTGTTGATTCTGCCAGTATGCAATATTTCTCTGGTGCAACAATAGATTATAAAAAAGATAGACTAACAGGATCACAATTTGTGATTACCAACCCAAATGCCAAATCCACATGTGGATGCGGCAGCAGCTTTAGTGTATAAGAAAGAACTAAATGGCCACTACAGTAGAAAGAATAGGCATCGTTGAAACTAAGGTAGAAAACCTTAATGAAAAAATGGATGACCTAAAAGTTGATGTTAAAGAGATGCATGATTGCCTTGATAAAACACGGGACGCTTTGAGTGAAAAACTGGAAGAAATGTATGAGGCATCTTGTACTCAACATACCGAACTAGCAAGGAAGATTGGTGACCTGGAAAAAGTCAGACAAAAGGTAGTATGGATGGCTGCCGGTGCCGTGGCCTTTGCTGGAATACTTTCCGGCCACTTAGAAAAAATACTTGCATTTTTACATTAATTGGTGTATAATCTAGTTTCTTGTAAACTTCACACCATTTTGTTATGTCCGTTTTTATTGATAGAACCTTTCTGCTAAGGTTATCCCCGAAGCTTCAAAAATTCACACAGAAAAAGGATAACCTGTATAACTTCAGGTGTCCTCTCTGTGGCGACTCAAGCAAGAACAAAACCAAAGCTCGTGGTTATGTTTACGAAAAAAAGAACAATTACTTTTATATGTGCCACAATTGTGGTGCATCCACTTCCTTTTATAATTTCCTGGAGAAGGTTGATCCAAACCTAGTTAAAGAATATGCACTTGAACGGTACAAGAATGGTGAACAGGGACGTGACAATTACGTTAAACCAACTTTCGATGAATTCAAACCTGAAACCCCGAAGTTTCGTGTTAAATTCGATATTCCATCGGTCGAATCGTTACCAGAAGAACATTTTGCGAAAGTGTATGTCAAATCCCGCAAAATACCAGAGTCGTTCCATGCACACCTATATTTTGCACAAGACTTTAAAGGCTTTGTTGAGAGCCTGCAAATAGAGAAAGATGGACTCAAAGAAGATGACCCTAGATTGGTAATACCATTCTATGATGAAGATAAAAATCTTGTGGCATTTCAGGGTCGTGCATTAGGTGAATCTAAACTAAGATATATCACAGTAAAGACAGACAAAGATAACCACAAGTTATTCGGGACTGACCGGATCAACACGGAAGACATGATATATGTTGTGGAAGGTCCTATTGACTCTATGTTTCTGGAGAATGCCGTTGCAACTGCGGATTCAAATCTGATGGCTGCTTCCAAGCACTTTGACAAGTCTAAGATTGTCTTGGTGTATGATAATGAACCAAGAAACAAAGAACTACATAATCAGATGGACAAGGCTATCGAGGAACACTACAATGTGGTAATCTGGCCTGAAATGATTGAAGAAAAAGATGTGAATGATATGGTTTTGAATGGCTTCTCACCAGACGAAATTCAAGATATCATAAGTAAACATACCTTTGTAAATCTGAGAGCAAAGATGGAATTTATTAACTGGAAAAAGACTTGAATGGAGATTTGTTATGCAGGTGAAATTGATATCATACACACAGGGAGCAGATGGTAAGAATTTGTTAGAACAGGTTGCTTTTGCAGCCAGAGTTTCAAATCCTGCCAATCAAAATAATACCGAAACATCTGAAAAGTTGGTTCGGTATCTTATCAAAAACCAACATTGGTCACCACTAGAAATGGTGAGTATTTGTTTGGAGATAGACACCACACGGGATATAGCACGCCAGATTTTAAGGCATCGTTCCTTTTCCTTTCAGGAATTTAGTCAACGATATGCGGAGGCGACTCAATTGGGTTTTGAACTAAAAGAAGCAAGGATGCAAGACTTGAAGAATCGTCAAAATTCAGTTGTAGTTGATGCAGATGATGAAGATGCAAGATTACTTGCTATAGAATGGGAACGTGCTCAGAAACGTGTATTGTATGCGGTTGAAAAGGAGTATAAGTGGGCTATTGAGAACGGTATTGCAAAAGAACAAGCGAGAGCAGTATTACCAGAAGGTATGACTGGTTCACGTTTATACATGAACGGAACGCTTCGTTCTTGGGTTCACTATATACAACTCCGTAGCGCAAACGGGACACAGAAAGAACATCAAGATGTTGCATTGGCTTGTGCTGATGTTATTGAGCCAATTTTCCCTATGATTAAGGAGTACACTAATGGACAGTAAGAATGATGTAAGAATTTTTATGGATGCATGTGACCAAAAGTCAACAGACTTTGGACCACAATCAGAACTTTACATGGATTTGATAATCGAAGAATTTAGAGAACTTGTTACTGCTTATGGTAGTAGAAACATTGTGGAAATTGCCGATGCAACTGCTGATTTAAAATGGGTACTTGAAGGACTTGAACACACACTCAAAATTCCACAACAAGAAGTTTGGGACGAAGTTGCTCGTAGCAATTTAGCTAAAATTTCTGAAAACGGAAAAGTAATAAAAAGAGAAGATGGCAAGGTATTAAAACCTGAAGGATGGACGCCACCTAACATTCAAGCAATTATAAGAAAGTAAAAATATGGAATATATGGGTATCAAAATAGACTTGGAAAAAGATAAACTATTTGATGAATTAGGAATTAAAAGATTACAAGAGTCTTACATGCGTGATGATGAAACATCACCACAACAGAGGTTTGCATATGTATCATCGTCATTCGGAAGTAATCCTGAACACGCTCAGCGCCTTTACAATTACTCCGCTAATCATTGGCTCAGTTATAGTACTCCAATTCTTAGCTATGGGCGTTCTAAGCGTGGTATGCCTATATCGTGCTTTCTTAACTATATTGAAGATACTGCGGAGGGTCTAGTTGATAATCTTAGCGAAACTAATTGGCTTTCTATGCTTGGCGGTGGTGTTGGTATTGGCTTCGGTATACGTAGTGCAGACGACAAGAGTACTGGTGTTATGCCGCACCTCAAAATTTACGATGCTTCATCTCTTGCTTACCGTCAGGGTCGTACTCGCCGTGGAAGTTATGCTGCTTATCTTGATATCAGTCATCCCGACATTATATCATTTTTAGAAATGCGTAAACCTACTGGTGATCCTAATGTACGATGCATGAATCTACACCATGGTGTTAACATCACTGATGATTTTATGAAACTGATTGAAAACTGTATGTTGGATTCAGAAGCAGATGATTCATGGCCTTTGGTTGATCCAAAATCAGGAATAGTGCGTGAAACAGTTTCCGCCAAAGCTTTGTGGCAACAAATCTTAGAATTACGTATGCACACCGGTGAACCTTATATTCATTACATTGATACTAGTAATAAAATGTTACCTCAATTCCTAAAAGATAGAGGATTAAAAGTACATCAATCAAACCTATGTTCTGAAATTATTTTACCAACAAATGAGGAAAGAACTGCTGTATGTTGTTTATCATCTTTAAATTTGGAGCACTATGATGATTGGAAGAATGATACCTTGTTCCTTAAGGATGTTGCTGAAATGCTCGATAACGTTCTGGAGTTTTTTATTGTTAATGCACCTGATACCATTTCCAGGGCTATACACTCTGCTAGTCGTGAGCGTTCTATTGGCATTGGTGCCTTAGGTTTTCATGCTTACTTGCAGAAGAACAATATTGCATTTGAAGGTGTAATGTCAAAAGTTACAAATAATCAAATATTTAAACACATAAGGAGTAAATTAGATGAGGCTAATCAAATTCTTGGAAAAGAACGAGGGGAAGCTCCTGATGCTGTCGGCACTGGCCAGCGCTTCAGTCACCTTATGGCTATTGCTCCAAATGCTTCTTCGTCTATCATTATGGGAAACACTAGCCCTAGCGTTGAGCCTTACCGTGCTAATGCTTACCGTCAAGACACTTTATCAGGCGCATTTCTAAACAAGAATAAACATCTAGATAAAATTATCCAAAAACACGCTGAGATTCATCCAAACGGATGGTCAGATGAAGTCTGGAGTAGTATCATGGCGAATGATGGTTCTGTACAACATTTAGAATGGTTGGATGAAAATGAGAGAGCAGTATTTAAAACATCCATGGAAATTGACCAACGTTGGGTTATCGAATTGGCTGCTGACCGCCAACAATATATTGACCAAGCACAATCATTAAACTTGTTCTTCCGTCCAGATGCACATATCAAATACATTCACGCCATACACTTTATGGCATGGAAAAAAGGATTGAAAACGCTTTACTACTGCCGTTCAGAAAAG